GCTTTACCAAAGGCTAAAAATATATATAAGTTTGAAGATGATAAATGGAGTAAGTTTGAATATCCTAAAGCTTTAGCAAGAATAAAAACAGTATTTGACTGGAGACAATATCCAGAAGATTTTAAAACAAAGTGGTATGATTACATCGATAATGAATTTACCCGCAGGGAGGAAGGTTTTTGGTTTTATAACAAAGGCGTTCCTACTTACATTAGTGGTACTCATTACATGTACTTGCAGTGGTCTAAAATTGACGTCGGGGCACCAGACTTTAGGGAGTCAAATAGATTATTCTTTATTTTCTGGGAAGCTTGTAAGGCAGATTCACGATCCTATGGGATGTGTTACCTTAAGAATAGGCGGTCCGGGTTTTCTTTCATGGCCTCAGGAGAGGTGGTTAACTTGGCAACCATATCAAGTGACTCCAGGTATGGTATATTATCCAAGTCTGGACCTGATGCCAAGAAGATGTTCACAGATAAGGTGGTACCCATATCAGTTAATTACCCCTTCTTTTTCAAGCCGACCCAGGACGGAATGGACCGTCCAAAGACCGAGCTTGCCTACCGTGTCCCAGCCTCCAAGTTTACCAGACGTTCCATCACCGCCACCACCGCCGATGAAACCTTACCGGACGAATTACAGGGACTTGACACCACCATCGATTGGAAGAACACCGGTGACAACTCCTACGATGGGGAGAAACTCAAACTCCTCGTTCATGATGAATCGGGGAAGTGGGAAAAGCCCAACAACATCCTCAACAATTGGAGGGTCACGAAAACGACATTAAGATTAGGTAGTAGAATAATTGGTAAATGCATGATGGGTTCTACATCTAACGCTTTAGATAAAGGTGGTAGAAATTTTAAAAAATTATATGATGAATCAGATGTTACAAAAAGAAACCGCAACGGACAGACTAGTTCGGGACTCTATTCTTTGTTCATACCTATGGAATGGAACTACGAAGGCTACATTGATTCTTATGGCATACCTGTATTCGACACTCCCGACACAGAAGTATTTGGACCACAAGGCGAACCTATCGACCTTGGCGTTATTGAATATTGGGAAAATGAAGTTGAAGGATTAAAAGAAAATCAAGACGCTTTAAATGAGTTTTATAGACAGTTTCCACGTACAACTAAACACGCATTTAGAGATGAATCTAAATCTTCATTGTTTAATCTAACAAAGATATATCAACAAATAGATTTTAATGAAGATCAAAATAATAAAACATTAGTTACGCAAGGTAATTTTATGTGGCAGAACGGAATAAAAGATACAAGAGTATTGTTTTCTCCTAGTAATCAAGGTAGATTTTTTGTAACTTGGGTTCCTGATACGCATTTGCAAAATAGATATATAGAAAAAAATGGTATTAAATATCCTGGTAATGAACATATAGGTGCTTTTGGTTGTGATCCATATGATATATCAGGCACAGTAGATAAGCGAGGTTCTAACGGTGCTTTACATGGATTAACTAAATTTAGTATGGAAAATGCACCCGCTGATCATTTTTTCTTAGAATACATAGCGAGACCACAAACAGCAGAAATATTTTTTGAAGATGTTTTAATGGCTTGTGTATTTTATGGTATGCCAATACTTGCTGAAAATAATAAACCAAGACTTTTATATCATTTTAAAAGAAGAGGATATAGAGGTTTTGCAATGAATAGACCTGATAAACTTAGAAATAAATTGTCAGTAACTGAAAGAGAAATAGGTGGTATACCTAATTCTAGTGAAGATATAAAACAAGCTCATGCTGCTGCTATTGAATCTTATATTGAAACAGCTGTAGGATTTAATGGTGATACTTATGGTGACGTTTATTTTCAACGTACACTAGAAGACTGGGCTGCTTTTGATATTAATAATAGAACTACGCATGATGCTTCTATTAGTTCTGGTCTTGCTTTAATGGCGTGTAATAAAAATAGATATGCTCCAGTAAGCAGAAGAAAGCGAGATCCAATTGATCTTGGAATTAAAAAATATGATAATCGAGGTTCGTTATCAAAAATAATTAAGTAAATGAATACATACACAAATGCCTATAGCGCTTTTCCTAGCCAAGTTGTGCCGGATGCAGAAAAATCTTCATTAGACTATGGAAGAAGAGTAGCACAAGCTATTGAAGGCGAATGGTGGAGACAAGGTGGTAATGGCACCAGATTTGCTACATCTTTTAATAGATTCCATACATTAAGATTATATGCAAGAGGCGAACAACCAGTTCAAAAATATAAAGATGAATTAGCTATTAATGGCGATATGTCTTATTTAAACTTAGACTGGAAACCTGTTCCTGTAATATCTAAGTTTGTAGATATAGTAGTTAATGGATTATCTAATAAATCTTTTGAAATAAAAGCTTTTGCACAAGATCCAATATCATTAAAAAAGCGAACAGACTATGCCGAAGCTATTATGCATGATATGCTTGCTCAACCTTATTTACAAAATTTACAAAGTAATTTAGGTGTAAACAATTATAGAAGTACTACACCTCAAGCACTACCTGAAAACCAAGAAGAGCTAGATCTTCATATGCAATTAAGTTACAAGCAGTCTATAGAAATAGCTGAAGAAGAAGTAATTGATAACACTTTAGGTAAAAATAGATTTGAAAATATTAAAAGAAGATTTAATTATGATTTAGTTACATTAGGTATAGGCGCTGTTAAAACAGATTGGAACTTAGCTAATGGTGTAACTATTGATTATGTTGATCCTGCTAAATTAATATATTCTTATACAGAAGATCCTAATTTTGAAGATATATATTACGTTGGTGAAGTTAAACAATTAACTATAGCTGAAATAGCTAAAAAGTTTCCTCATTTAAGCGAACAAGATTTAGATAGAATACAAAAAACTAAAGGTATTAGAAATCAATTATATGGTTGGCAAACTTATGATGAAAACACTATACAAGTGTTGTTTTTTGAATATAAAACATATAACACTCAAGTATTTAAAATAAAGCAAGGACCTAATGGTTTAGAAAAAGCAATTGAAAAACCAGATACATTTGATCCACCAGAAAATGAAAACTTTGAAAAAATAGGTAGAAAAATAGAAGTACTATATGAAGGTGTAAAAGTTATAGGTAACAACGAAATGATTGAGTGGAGGTTATCTGAAAATATGACAAGACCTTTTGCTGATACTACTAAAGTAGAAATGAGTTATGCTATATGCGCGCCTCGTATGTACAAAGGTAGGATAGATTCTATAGTAAATAGAATTACAGGTTTTGCTGATATGATACAGTTAACACATTTGAAATTACAGCAAGTTATGTCGCGTATGGTTCCAGATGGTGTTTATTTAGATATGGACGGTCTTGCGGAAGTTGATTTAGGCAATGGTACTAATTATAATCCAGCTGAAGCATTAAATATGTATTTTCAAACTGGTAGTATTGTAGGTAGATCATTAACTCAAGAAGGTGATATGAATCCAGGTAAAGTACCTATTCAAGAACTTCAAACATCTAGTGGTCAAGGTAAGATACAAAGTTTAATCAGTACATATCAGTACTATTTACAATTAATAAGAGATGTGACCGGTTTAAATGAAGCTAGAGATGGTAGTATGCCAGATAAAGATTCATTAGTTGGATTACAAAAAATGGCAGCTAATGCTTCTAATACAGCTACAAAGCATATATTACAAGCGAGTTTATGGCTAACATTAAGAACATGTGAAAATGTTTCTTTAAAAATAGCTGATTCACTACAATATCCATTAACTTTAAACTCATTAAAAAGCTCAATATCAACTTATAATGTAGGTACTTTAAATGAAATTAAAAATTTAAATCTACATGATTTTGGTATTTATTTACAACTAGAACCAGAAGAAGAAGAAAAAGCTCAATTAGAGCAGAATATACAAATGGCTATTCAGCAAGGAGGTATTGATTTGGAAGATGCAATAGACATACGTCAAATAAAAAATCTTAAACTTGCCAACGATTTATTAAAACAAAAACGTAAAAAGCGTCAAGCATTAGAACAGCAACAAGCTCAAATGAATATTCAAGCTCAAGCAGATGCTAACGCACAAACAGCAGAAAGAGCAGCTATGGCAGAAGTACAAAAGCAAGAAGCTTTATCAGCCCAAAATTTAAATTACGAAAAAGCAAAAGCTCAGTTTGATATACAAAAAATGCAAACTGCAGCTCAAATTAAAAAAGAAGAAATGCAGATTAAGTTTGAGTATGATAGAAAGTTGAAGCAAATGGAGGTAGATCAAATGATACAGAGAGAAAAATATATTGAAGATCGTAAAGATAATAGAACAAAGTTAGAAGGAACTCAACAGAGTAAAATGATAGATCAAAGAAAGTTTGATTTATTGCCTACTGATTTTCAACAAAACCAATAACTAATTTTATAATATTTTATTATGTCAGAAAAAGAAACAAAAAAGCCTGAGGTGACTAAAGAAGTCAAATCAGAAGGCGGTGATATGAAAATTAAATCAAAGCCAAAAGTAAAAAAGTTTAGCGAAAAGAAAAACGAACCTGTAAAGGTTGATCTTAGTAAAGATCCAAACGTTAAACTTGAAGAAGATATTAAAGTAGATTTAACTAAAAAACCAGAAGACGATGCCATTCAAATCGGAGAAACAAAGGAGGTACCTGTGGGCGACAAACCCGAAGTTGGCAAAAAAGTGGACGGAGAAGTACGGGTCAGCGATACAGATGAAGTACAAAAGTCCAAATCGCCTCTTGTCGAAGTTACCAAAGAATCCAAACCGGAAGTAAAAAAACTAGAGCAACAAGTAAAAGAAGCTAAAAGAGATGAGCAAGTTTTAGGTAGACAATTACCTGAAAACATTGAAAAGCTTGTTGATTTTATGGAAGAAACTGGTGGTACAGTTGAAGACTATGTAAGATTAAATGCTGATTATTCAAAAGTAAACGACGATGTTTTATTAAGAGAATATTACAAGCAAACAAAACCTCATTTAAATGACGAAGAAGTTTCATTTATTATGGAAGAAACTTTTAGTTATGATAATGATGTTGATGAACAGCGAGACATCAAGAAAAAACAACTCGCTAAAAAAGAAGCTATAGCGGAAGCTAAAGAGTTTTTAGAAGACTTGAAAGAACAATACTATGATGAGATTAAATTACGTCCTAGTGTTAATCAAGAACAACAAAAAGCTTTAGATTTTTTTAATCGTTATAGCAAAGAACAAGAAATAGCTACGCAAAGGCATGAGAATTTTTTAAATGATACTAAACAATTGTTTACTGATGAATTCAAAGGTTTTGATTTCCAAGTTGGTGATAAAAAGTTTAGATATGGTATAAAAGATCCTAGCTCAGTTGCAGAAAATCAATCAAACATTAACAACTTCGTCGAGAAGTTCTTAGACAATGAAGGCAATGTTAAAGATACGAAAGGTTATCACAAAGCTATGTACGCTGCTCAAAATATAGACAAGATCGTAAATCATTTTTATGAGCAAGGCAAATCTGATGGAATTAAAACCGTTGTAGATAATTCAAAAAATCCTACAACAACTGCTCGTGAAGCAGCTAGCGGTGATATTTTCATTGGTGGTCTTAAGGTTAAAGCTATTGACGGAGTAGACAGTTCAAAACTTAGAATTAAACGAAGTAAATTTAACAATTAAAACTATTTAAAATGGGTGTATTAAGTCCTCAGTTCGGAAGTCTTATACCATCGCCTAAAAAACAAACTTTAGTAGACAACTACTTAAACTTTGCTGACGGTGGAGGTAATGATTTCGCGCAACAATATCTACCTGAAATTTATGAAGCCGAGGTAGAGCGTTATGGAAACAGAACGATTGGAGGCTTCTTAAGAATGGTTGGTGCTGAAATGCCAATGATGTCTGATCAAATTGTATGGTCTGAGCAAAACAGATTACATATCTCTTATGATAATGTATCTTGTTCTGGTTCAGGTGCAAACAATGGTAGTAGATTAACTATCGTAGGTGCAGACAACGCGGTATTTATTAACCAAACTGTTGTAATCATGGATCCTAACGATCCTTCATTTACTGTAAAAGCAATTGTATCTGATTCAGGTGCACAGACTGGTTCTGCTTTAGGTCCTTTAGTATTAGATGTAGTTCCTTACACTAGAGCTAAAGTTAACGCTAACATAGCTGGTGGTATGACTGGATTAAAAATGTTTGTTTACGGTTCTGAATTTGCAAAAGGATCTACATTAGACAACTCTACAGGTCAATCTGTTGAGCCACAATTATCTGTATTTAGCAACAAACCAATTATCATTAGAGATAGATACGCAGTATCTGGATCTGATACAGCACAAATCGGCTGGGTTGAAGTAGCTGCTGAAGATGGAACTTCTGGATATTTATGGTATCTAAAAGCTGAAGGTGAAACTAGATTAAGATTTGAAGATTATTTAGAAATGGCAATGATTGAAGGTGAATTAGCTAACGCTGCACAAGCGACTGCTATTCGTACAGCAATTACTAGCTTCCCTGGAACTGCTGGTGCTGGACAAATTGGTACTGAAGGTTTATTTTCTGCTATCAACAATGGTGGTAATGTACTTTCTGGATTTGCTGGTTCATTACAGGATTTTGATTCTGTATTACAATTACTAGATAGTCAAGGAGCTATTGAAGAAAATATGCTATTCTTAGACAGAAAAACTGAATTATTATTTGATAATATGTTAGCACAGCAAAATTCTTACGGAGCTGGTGGTACATCTTACGGTGTATTTGAAAACTCTGAAGATATGGCGCTTA